CTTCAGGACACTGTACATCTGCTTCCAGTCTTTCCGGTCATTTGGGTCCGGTGCAGGTGCCGGTGCTGGTGCTGGTGCCGGGGCAGGTGCCGGTGCCGGTGCCGGTGCCGGTGCCGGTGCAGGTGCAGGTGCAGGTGCCGGGGCTGGGGCTGGGGCTGGGGCTGGTGCCGGTGCGGGATCAGGAGCCGGTGGAGCGTTCGGGTCCAGATTCATGTCGGCAATGATTTTGTCTGCTGCGTCCACTTGCGCTTGTATCGCGGGCGGGAGCACATTTTCGTGATGTTCGTTAGCCATGTGTATTCACCTTGTTATAAGTTGGATTTGAATTTCTGGAGGGTTGCTGCTGATTTCTCGTCCAGTTCGAGGAAATCTTTTAGGAATCCTGCACGGCCTTGCTCGCGCCAGAGCTTTACGCCATCGGGGATGGTTTCGCAGTTGTCGCGAGCTTCTTCACGCTCGGCACGGAGGAACTGCACAATAACCTCAAAGTCCGGGGAGACTCTGAGGTTCACGAGGGATTGGACTACTTCAGGAGTGGGTTTCAATATAGGAAGCCATGGCGTTTCTGACGTTCCTCCACATCACTCATTCCAGAATCGTCACGGTCAACCCCTTGACCCGTGACGTGCGCGTTGCCCTGCTCGCGAGCTTCGACAGAGGCACGTCCGATTTTCACGTCCTTTACTCCGTCAATCTTCGCCAGCCGACGTCTAGTCAGGCTCTTTTGTTTTGGCTTTGGTGCCTTCACGTTAGGAACCTGCGTAGCCGCCCTGTTTCACACCACTGGTGCGATTGCAGGGGAGATCAGTGTTGCCTTTCGTTGCGCCGATAAACTTGCTCGACGGCGAACCGCTATGGCCTTCGCCAGAGCTAGGACCAACCAAAGTTTCGGCTTTCGGCTGCTTGGTGAGACTGCCCCACCCCTTGCCTTTACCGCTGTGCGTTGAATTTTTCATTTCCTCATCTCCATAGATGCGTTGCGTACGGTGCTGATAGTATCAGCATGAATATCAAATGCCAAGGTCTTTCATTTGTTTAGCACGTGTGTCCCGAAGTGCCTCCCCAGCCTTAGCAGCCATGCCAGTTCCGAGCATACTCGGCTTAGGCTTCTTCTTCGAGGACTTCCTACCGACCTTACCACCGTCAGCCATCTTCTTCCCCTTCGCCTTCTTTCGTTTCGCTTTGGCACCGGGGGTATGGGGGCCACCGGGATCACCAGCTTTCTCAAGAATCGGCGACTTACGCCTTGGCGGAACGTGCGGCTTGAGATTCGTCTCGCGCTTCACAACTTTGCCACCATCGGCGTACTTATGGACTTTGCAAACCATGCTAGCCTCCCGCCCTCATTCCGGGCCTACCAGTAGGGCCTGTGAAGTCTCCCTCCACTTCCTCTCTGGCTGCTTCAGGCCCAGCCCGCTCATTCTTGGGGCCGGGTGTATTTTGTGGATCATTGCCACCGCCACCGCGATTCGCGGCAGCAGCTTGCATTTGCGCAGCCTGCTGTTGCTGCTCAATCTGCGCACGAAGCTCCTCATCATCCGGGATAGTGCGCTCGTGCTCCAAGCCGAGGTTATCGGCGACACTGCGCAGGATGTTCGCTCGGCCAACTGGTCCCATGATCGCTTGATCAATCGGGTTCGCTGTGAGTTGCAGGAATTCAAGTTGTCGCATCCGATCCTGTTCGCGCTTGACAGCATGGTTGACGCCCTTCACGACGATGAGTTCATCGCCCTTGAAAACACCCGGTTGGGTGTGCATCACCATATCAAAAAGCTCATACAAAAGCGGCTCGATGACATCACGGTCAACAGAGGCAGCGACGTTCTGGAGTGTCTTGCTGGCGTTGCCCATAAGCATAGCCAAACCAGACGCAGTTCGTCCCGCACCACCGACCTTCTCGTTGCCAGTCATGTAGCGGGGAATCGCAGAAATCTCGTCGCCCATCGTATTCCACTTCTCGTAGATACCAAGCAACTCTGGGGCGTTCATCTTCGGCTGGAAAAACTCAATTGGTTTGTTACCAGAGGCAGCGAGCGACGGATCATAATTCACATGCCACCGCTTCCATGGATACAGGTTATCGTTCTCAGTGGGATCGAGTACCTTGTCGTTAATAACAACTTGTGGACCCGATGCAATGCTGGCGTTATTCACCAACGCACGGACAGAAGCATTACATATTGCTTGGACGTCTTCGAGTAAATCTGGCAATCCATCACCGATCATCGCGCCGGGAATTTTCTCAAAGCTGGAAATATAGTAGGGCGGTCGATTGTTCGTGGTCGGGTTCAACTGAACCTTGATGACCCAGCGATCGACCAACCACGCTGTGACGAAATACTCTTGCAGTGCGTCGGGAACTTCCTGCTCTGTCTTACCCCATTCACGTAGGATTTTACCCGATACATATCCGGTAAACTCTGCCGTGTCGATCAGATTGCTTGAGCTTCTGGTCCACCGTTCCCGGTCCTCCATCTGCTTGCGTTCAGTGTCAATGGTGTCCCACCACTCATGGAAACCCTCTGAGTACGAAGCATCAAGCACTGCATCGAGTGCGTCGTTGTTATAGCCCGGTAATCCTTTGCACTGAGAAAGCTCCGCTCTGGATAATTGAATTCGCTCGACAAAATCGGCTTGTTTCACGTGAGAGGCACCGGGCGACCAATACAGGTCGAATGGGGAAACACGATTCCAAAACATCTTGGGCTCGCTCACACGCTGCGGTTGGCCGTCCACCCACTTAGTCTGCTCCTTGCGGCGCACAACTGGCCCTTTAATTACAGCGTACGGAAAAATTGGAAGATCAATCAGGAACTCAGCAAAGGCTTCGTAAAAACCACCTTCTGTGAGCATGTCATCAAGACGCTCCCCCGCTCGATCCGCTTCCTCGACAGCCACCTTCTTGGAAGCGCGTTCGGCCTGCTTGCGAAGCACCGAAACACGATCCGCAATAGCCTGTGGGTCGACGGGAACATTCGCCTGCATCATCGTACCGACTTCAACATTGACAAGCGACTGAATATCCTGATCAACTTCTTTGGGGATGGTGGGGTGTGGGGTCGGTTCGATGTCCCATGGACGATCGGCACCGAGATAAACGTCACGAAGGAGCGCAGTGGCGGCGCGACATTTTGTGGATGTCACTCTGGCATAGACCTCACTGCCTCCAAACTCTTGGATGGCCTTCAATGTAGTCTGGTCGTACTCCCCTTTATAAGTGCGGAGGGCGGCGAGCAGGCGCTCGGAAATACCCTGCGAGTTACGGAAATTACGCATGTCTGACATACAACTACGGACATAGGAAGCCAACGCATGTTCGACTCCCTGCTGTTCCAGTTCCGCAATTTGACGCTCGGCTTCGACATCTGCGTCTTCTTGGGCCTGCAATTCAGAGTTGGTGATAACGCGTAGCAAGCCTTTCCCCTGCATGTTTATGCCGGGAGACTGGGGTTGCTCGGGAATGCCAAATTGATTACCTGTAGCCATGATAGGGATTTTGCTGCTATCCTGCGTCTGTGTCAACCAAGAGTATCAAAAAAATGACGACAGATATAGTCCCAGAGGATACCATTCTGGACCTCAAACACCTTTCCCCCCTCATATGTATGGAAATAGCAGCAGGGCTGTGTGATGCGAAATCGGCCTGTGAACGGTATGACATCACGGCTCCTCAATGGGAACGCCTAAAAGTCAACCCCACATTTGTGTCCATGATGCAGGAAGCAACGCTTGCGTTTTCAGGGGATGCCAACGCAGGGAAGCGAATCACAAAGAAGGCTGAGATTCTCCTTGAAGAAAGCCTCCCAATCCTCCATAAGATAATGTCCCGTACAGATGCGAGCACCCAATCTATCTTAGATACTGTGAAGCAACTTACCGTATTAGCCGGTCGCACTCAGCGGCAACAGGAAGGTGGTGGAAACCAAGGTGGTGGGTTCAACGTCGCTATCCATATCAACACGGGTGAGGGCGTTCGGATCGAGGGTGAAGTGATCGAACACAAGCCCTAAGTCCAGCCTACTTTGTTCGGCACTTGCCGTTTCGGTCTGGGGTTCATAAGGGCCATGATCACACCCAGATAGTTCGCGTTGGTCGACAACGCCATGTACTGCAAACAGTCAGCGACGTCTGACCATGGGTGCGTTTTCTCTGGCTTGTCTTCCAACACACCGGTCTGCTTTCTCCGGTATCGATACCAATACTTCATCGCAGTGTTCGTTACAGTGCATTCGTCGCTTATGATGAGCATCGGGCCACCGTCAACTTGGTGCAGGAGAAGTTGCTCGACTGCACGCAAACGCGGGTCAATGTAGTTCGTTGGGGCGGCGTGCACATCGAACCCTAATCGCGTTAAAACATCGAATGGGGAATCCTCATTCACCTGTGACTTGTCCCGGCCTTTCGGATCGCCCACCATAAAGATACGACGACCTAAATACTTTTCTGACGCTAACAACGGGCGAAGCAGCTTTGTAATAAACTGCTCAATACCCATGTCTTCGGACGTTAGTTCGTCATGCACAACGAGTCGCCCCCTGTTATCGATCTGTCCGATCAACGATGCCGGGGTTCGACCAAAGTCCTGCCCGATCATTATCGGTAGGTCATCGACGAGTAGAAGCTCCTCGTGATCGACAATATGGAAATCCGGTATAAACGACGCACGGAAAACAGCCTGACCACCAAGGGACTTTCCGTACTGCGCATGTACATGAATATCCGACCAATCAGAGTTGTTATTCGCGAGCAAATTCGGGTAGTAATCATCCGGCAGATTCTCGACATTCTCCGCTTCCTTTGACATACCACCGGGCTGCTTGTAAAACGCCCAGTTGGGTGGCCTATCGATTTCAAGTGCCGTGTACCACTCTGAGTCTTCATCAGGTGGGTTTGTCTCGGCGACGATACCGAACCATGTCGGATGTGCAACCGCCTTCGAGGGGAAGCGCCCAAGACGTCCAGAGAGGGCAGAGATAAGACTAAGGTCAATCTCACGAAACTCAGACACCCATGCGCCGGTCAAGTTGAGCGACAGGAGTCGCTGTTGGTCGGCCTTGGTATCAAGGGGGATGAGCATCCAGTCACTCTCAACACGCGTACCATCTCCGAGGGGAAACCGCACTTGTATAGTTGCGTCGGTAGTTCGGTAATGAGCGATGGGGTTCAGCCACATATCAATGTCGGCCATACAGGTTTGGCGTAGCTGTTGCAAAGTGTTTCGGACGATCGCCATGCGCGTGCGGCGCACACCTTTCCTATCCGGCTCTTGTAGACGCGCTCTCCGTAATAACTCCATGAAGCATCCAGCAGACTTGCCACTTCCGACTGGTCCCATAATGAGACGTACGAACGAATCGTCAAGCATGAACTTGCCAATCGTCGGTGGAGTTACAAAGTCCAATGTGTGTTCGTTGATCTCACTCATTTATGGTGCTCCAGAATCCATGGAGCCTTGTCAATGGCCGACTGATCCCATGGGTCTTCCTTGCCTTGGAAGAACACAATACGCGCATCCATCGGAAGCTGCCACAATCGATTCCTCAAATGTGTACGCCAAACATATATGCCATCGTCCTTATCCCACGTCGCTTCATCGGGACCGAGGATATGTGCGATCCATGCTTGGTCCGAACCGCATAAATCCAACTCACGAGTCAGGAGCGGAGAGGTCAGCGGATCGAACAAGTCGTACACGATCTCGCGTGCGCCGGGGTCCATCATCCACATCGATCCGTTGTACGGAGTGTTCCGCGTTTCGGCGTGCCAGATGATGAAGTCCTCGGTTCGATCCCAGAGCGGGGTTATGTCGCCCGTAATGACACAATCCAAGTCCATAGAGACAAAGCGCCCTCCCACAATTTCTTGCATATCACTGCGGAAAGCAAGCAAACGGCGGTAACAAGAAGGGTAGCTATCACCAAGGGGAGAAGTAAGATTCGCATAAGTATCCCAAACGGGGATAGTACGAATCCGAGGATCAATGCCAGCAGGATCGTCGGTAAAACAAACCAACTCGAAATCGCGGTGATAGTGTCGCTCCACCATATTGCGAAGCGTGTTAACAGCCTGTGCATTGAAGGTACTCCTAAATTCAGGGTTTTGGGGTTTCCACTTCCAGCAGATTACTCGCAGCATTACGTCTTTACCATCCACCAGTGTTTCCCGTTTGCCGTCATGTGCGGCGTGCAGGCAAAGAACTTCTCAACTGCGCGGAGGACAGATTTCCATCGAATGTCATCACCACCCATGCGACAACCGGGCTTCAACTTCGGCCACCATGCCTCTAAATCAGCCGTCACCCCTTCCTCGGTGTGATCACCGTCGAGGAAGATGAAATCGATGGAGTTGTTCTTAAACTGGGCTGCACATTTCGATGAGTCACCGACGTGCACGTTCACGTATCTTGCAACGTCACGAATGTTGCGACGAAAATCTTCCTCCAGAGTACCCTGCTGAATCGCTACATCGGCGTGATGCAACTTCTCATCAGAGCCTTTGAAAGTGTCAAAGGTATGGAACTCGATGTCCTTACCACTGTTGATAATTTCAACGGCCATGAACGCGGTTGACTTACCTTTCCATGCACCTACCTCGACAAAAATTGCACCATCGTCGGCCTTAGCAACTTCCTCGCCATACAAGAAAACGAACGAAGACCACCCCTGAATGTCCCGGTAAAAATGTTTCATAACTGTACTTCCTCCCATTGGAAGTTAATTGGCTTAACCATCATCTGCCCACCGGCAGCTTTTTTCTCTCGCGCTTTTTGCACGTGAGGCTTCCAGTATGCATCGCGGTCGAGGTCAGTTGTTGCATCCTCAACTACGTGACGGCTGTACCGAAAATGGTACACGCCGGGCATGTACGTCATCGGCCCGGAGACGGCTTCCATCGCTTCAAGAAACTCGAAGTCTCCACCGTACGTACCACTATACCATTCGTCGTATCCACCAGCTTCCCAATATACCTGTTTAGGTATAAAAAATTGGTTGGTCATCTTCGGTGGATCAACCTTTGATAAATACTTGCGGCGGTCCATGCCACGCGAAACGTACGGCTTGGGGAGCAGTCTTGCAGCCATTGCCATACGCATGTGTGGGTACAGAACGATGCGATCCATGTCGGCTACCCAAAGCCAACCGTCGTCAGCCATCTTCGCACCGAGGTTGCGAGCGCCGTGCTGGTTCCATGGGATGTCTTCCAACACACGGAACAAACGTATACGCGCTTTCAGTCGTGGGTGGGCATCGGTGAGTATGCTTTGGGCGGTGTACGACTTGGAGCCGTCGTCAACGATAATAACCTTGAAATGTTCCCACACTTCTAAAGGATATTCGGCCCAGTTCTCAAGATGCAGCCGCAACATGTGCGGGTTGTTGTAATAGGGCGTGACCTGTGTGATGTCACGGATAATTTCTAGCCGGTCATCTGCCGACTCAAGCATTCTACGTCCCATCGAAAACTCCTCGTTCGATTTCTCTTAGTAGTATCTCAAATTGGTGAGCGCCAGTCCAACCTGCTGTCGGTAACACGCCGTTGCGATCGAACACCGGACAGTCTACATTCGCTCCACGTGAATGCAAGTCCCAAGCGAGCGTCGTCTCAAGTACTTTCCATTCACTGCCGTCGTACAGCAAATCAATGCCACACCACTTCGTACGAGCAGCATCGAAAAACTTCACCGCCGTACTCAGTACCTCCCTTTTCACATACGTATCAGGTATCACCGGCTCGAATCTACCGGAACCAGATGCAAGGGGTGAATTGGGGCGATTGAAGACGCGCAACATCCAGTACCAGTTGCCAATGCGCACGACGCGATACACATGCTCGTTACGAAAAAACTTCTGCCAAAGGAGGTAGTCCTTCTGGACCTCGCGGCTAGTTACCAAGCCATCTCCGAAAACTGCATCCGCCTCTACCAATGCAGACTTCATGTCTGGTATCACGCGCACGGAACCGCTGGCGGAACCGCTGCGTGATTTCGATATGAATGGGAAGCCGAGTGCATCCGCCGCCAATGCAGAATCCTTCTGTTGGAACACGAGCCGAGTCTCTGGCATCCACCTACGGTACGTATCAATTTGCCGCACCTTGTCTTCGTACTCCCGAATATCCGACCGGCTCTGTACGCCGATGATGCCGGGCTTGTCGAGGACCGTAAGTGCATGGCGTCGCTGGGTACCATCGTTACCCTGCTCCATCCGGTAGAACATGTACCCCGGCCCAGTGACTTGGCGCGGGTGGCCGAAAAGCTCGGCGTCAATTCCGCGTTGGCGGGCAGCGAGAAACAGCATCCTACCCCATTTCGATTGCTTGTCGTTGAAGCACCATAACTTCATGCGAATTTCTCCAATGCGTGTCTAAGTAGCGGAACAATGTAGGGATTTGGGGGGTGCGCAGTTAAATACTTCAGTGCACCTGTCACGTAGGACCTCGCGTCGTGTTCTCCGTCTCGCAACGATCGTAGTGACTCTGACAGCACTTCAGGCTTTACAACGCCCGTCATAGGGTTTATCTTTGAGTCCTTGCTTTTCATGGTCGTCGTCTGTCCTCTCCTGCCCCGGTTCGCCGGGGCTTTTTTATGCCACTAACTTCACCGGGGGTGCGGGTGCACCTTCAGTCACAATGACCTCCAATACCTTTGGCCCGTAAATAGCATTAACGGTATCAATCTGCTTGGGGTGCAAGGACTTGGCTTTTCCCATGCCGTCTGCAATTTCTTTCGCTTGCTTAGACGCATCGTCCTGAGTGCCGTTGCACTCGAACTCAACGATAGACGGCACAAGAAGAACAGCGCGATACTTAGCCATCTTTCTTTTCCGTTGTATTGAGGTACAGGTCCACCGCTCGGCGCATTAGCTCCGAGATCGAGTAGCCGGTCTTCTCAGACAGCTTTTGCATCTTCGTATACTGTCTCGGGACCAGTATGACGTGGATGCGTTTGTTTCGCGCTTTGGTGCTCATGTTTACTCCAGTGCCTTCAGCACAGTTAGTGTGTCTAGTAGTTGTGATACTCCCTCACGGATGTCCTTCTCAAATACAACCGCACCCTCGAAGCTCGCGCATGAGATTTTGAACACGCCCTCTTTCAAAGGCTGTATTGAAAAAACTCGCTTACGTCTGAACATGGACTGCAATATCTGATTCGTCTCGTCGGTCTGCTCGTTATGTGCAGGGAGCGCGACGAACACATCGGCAATCGTACTCGCCTCGATCTCGGGATGCCCGGCGTTGTTTAGCTCTTGTGCAACGATCTCGGAGAAGTCAACCATATCTCGATAGGTCAACGCACGCAACAATTGGGTGACAGACTTCTTAGCCACTGACAGGGAACCTCCGGTAAGGGCAACGAGAAGACTGGCGCATATGATCCAGCCACTCATTCAGTTGGACATCATCCAACGCATCGAGTGCGCTACCACGGGCGTCTATGAATTGGTGTAAGTCGCCGAGACTCAATTCGGCTTGACCTGCATTCAATACTTCCTCGAACATCGTGATGGTCTTCGCCAACTTGTCCATGAAATCCCGGTCGACTTCTTCGGTCGCTACGGTCGGGTCCTGTAGATCAGGCTCTTGCCCTTCTACGTAATCTTCTACATCTATACCTTGCTGTGCCATCTTCCGTCTCCTTATGCGGTGCCTTCGCACTCGCTTTTCATTTTGTCACAAACGTGACCCTTAAATTCGTCGAACTGTTGCTCGGTGTCTTTCCCATTCGCACCGTTTTGTTGCTCGAACCAGCACGCCATAAACACGATACATGCACAGTACTGCTGGATCATCTCGGGCTTCGTATCCGGGTAGCCAGTGATTGATATATTATCACTCACCAGTGATCCACTGAAATGAACCTGCAACTGTGCCGCACGCGTCGATACCAACGCACCTTTTCGTCGAGGTTCTCAAACTCTGTTCGCTCAGGATGCATGGAACTGTTCTTGCTGGAAGGGGAAGCTCCATACCATTCACACCTCATTTGGCACCGGCTTCCATCAGCACAGTAGCTCACCATAGAGATAAACTCGTCAGCATCTTCTGCGTGCTTTGTGAATCTTTCAAGCCGCTTTGCTGCTTTCGGATCAGTCTGTGCAGCTTCTTCCAATTCGTGATAAGTCATGTAGGGTTGGCAGCTTAATAGAAGTACAGCAACCACCACCAGAAGGAGGACGTTCGCCGCGATTATAAACTTGTCATGCTTCATCGATCTTCTCCCAAACCCATTTCAAAAATAGATTCTTCCAACTCTGTCCGACACGCTGCTTGTGGTACGGGGTCCATTTACGGAGTGCGTATCGCTTCTTCACTTCCTCCACGAACATCCCTGTAACCTCATTTGCGAACACACGGGTGATTCTAGTACGGGGGTACACAGAAAACACTTTCCCCTCACAATCTCGCGTCATCCTCCACCCTTTTTCTGGTAGCGGCCCGTATATCAGCAACGCCTTCGTGAACAGGTGTTCCGGGTCGTGCGGCGCAGGCCACGCAGTTAAGTCCCGTGCACTCATTCGTCTGGAATGATCTGTTCGACGAAGCTCATCGCCGAGTTGAGGTTGTCACGAAGCACTACCGGGTATACATCATTCTCAGGCACAACGAGTGAACCGTTGCTCATGGCAAAGATGCTGGCAGTTTTAGGGTGACCAACGCGGGTCAGGTCGTGGATAACTCGCTCCACAAACAACCCGCGTTGGCGTACTTCACCTATGGAAATCTTACTCACGAGAACAGCTTCGCAAGACCAGACTTCGTTTCGTCGGTGACATCATCACCCTCCAGTGCGTCAGGATTGTCAACCGAATGGTCAATCGGATCGGGTCCTGCACCGCCATCATCCTCAGAACCGTCACCGGAACCGTCATCTTTAACGCCGGGGTCTTCGGAATCCGGGTTTGCGATGTTCGAGTCATCCCCACCTGCCGTCGCGGTTTTCGGTGCGCCGTCATCCTCAGAACCGTCACCTGAATTGTCAGGTTCAACAACCGGCTCGGGAACGATCTCGGAGTCCACTTCATCGATCTGGATCATACGGTTTTCAAACACGTCGACCTCGCAGGATTCGCCTGCTTCGAGAATAACGATGTTGTGGTACTCGTTACGATCATATGAGCGAACCACAGCAGCTTTGTCACCGCCCGGCCCGTTCGTGTTTTCGATCTTCAATACAATAGTCACTTCACTTCTCCTTGGTTGACCTGATCAGGTCGGTTAGTAATTCGGAATCTCGCCACGCGGCTTTCTCACCGATAGGGTCTTCGTTACCGCGAGGTAACTCTCTCCACAGCGCGTTAATTTCGCGTTCGAGGTTTCCATCGATCGGAATGTCAAAATGCGGGCTCGTGGGGAGATTGGTAATCTGGGATTTGGGGACGACGAATAATGCCTTCGCATTCGTCAGCCCGAGTTGCTTCATCGCCTCGGCGCAGTTATTGCCAGTGCGAATTGCAAGGACAGGCGCGTCCCTTAACCCCTTCGCGTTTGGAAGGTCCTTGCAGTAGTACTCAATGATGAACGGATTCTCTTTCCCGTGCTCGCGAATGTCTTCGAGCAGTCGGTCGAACCGCGTGCAGTCCATCGGGCCGGTGCGCTGATGGCCCATCTCATCGCGGGGACACTTCTTTGGTAGGAAGGTTTCGTACCGGTCATAGTAAACCCACGGGTACCCCATGACATCCACGAGTGGGTAGTAGCGGACCATGTAATTGACGGCGTTCATTTCTTCCACCGTACGACACGGCGCTTTGTGATCGCGCTCTTGGGTATGTTCATATCCCCCGACACGCAGCCGCCCGTGTAGCTCCCCCCGATAGTGATCGATTGCTCGTCTTCGGCAAGGATGAACCCGATCGTCGTACAGCGGCATGGCTCACCTGCTTGCGATACGTCGGCGCGGCTTTTCCATACTCCACCGCTGTCCCCGGCTCTAAAACTGGAGGAGTCGTACCACTCAAGATATACGGCTTTCAATTCATCTCTCCCGACGTACGTTCACTAGTAACGACAACAGTGTACCCCTGCTCCTCTGCCAGCGCGAAGCGTAGCGAAGCAAGAGTTGGGTCCTGTTCGACCTCGATGCGATCAAGCAGGGAAACCAGTTTATGTTCGAAGTCCGACATCTCGCGCACCGCAGGTTCGACGCGTTTCTTTTCACGCACCTTGGCGATTGCCTTCCTTACAGCCTGTCGCAGTTTATACGCGGTGAAGCTGTTGGGTTTCCGGGGTGCCGGTTTCACGATTCGCTTTCTCATGGTTGCCCACCACTGACCATCACCTTCCAACGTGCTCGCCAACTGTGCGACCCGTTTAGTCTCGGCGCGACTTCCTCCGGGGGTTTGGGGCGCACGTATAGAGGGTCCGGGGCAGTGAGCGCGACTGCTGCACATACGCGTGCGAACGATTTATTGGCAGGTTTGCTGCGCCCGTGCGTGTGCGGATCGAAGTTTGGGTTGTTGTGATTCTCGTGGGTGCTCATGCGTGTTTATTCGCTTCTTTCATATCGTGCAACGATGCGACGCTCATCATCACCAAAAGCCCCTGTGCGTACCCAAGCCAGCGATGCGCTTTCTCGTGCTGGATGTAACCCCTCGATATCCCTTGCAGCATCCACTTCGCGTGCTCGATCCTATGGCCCCCTTCGGCTCGTCGGGCAACAACATCTGCGCCTATAAAGGTGAGGGTATTCGCTGCTGCGTTGACCACATTCATGCCACCGCCTCCGCTATTTCATCCGCACGTGTCAAGCAACCGTGCTCGGCGAGACAGGCTACCGAAAGCGCGGCGATTTTGCGGGCTAGGTGAACCTTCTCTTTGAAGTCCTCTGCCGTCACGCAATTCCCTGCGGCCATGCGCTCGGCGTACCGGCGAATATAAAGGGTGTATTCATCAAGGCTGCGATCGAATGCCACGCCGCCTGAATATGAGTCGGGTTTGCGTTCGCCCCACATCTCGTGTTGGTAATCAAGCTCGGCGGCTACTGCGAGCATGGCGGGTGCGTGGTTCGGTGTTGGCTTGGGCATTTCGTTTCTCCTTGTTGTGGGACTTTATAGCCCACTGGGGATTTCATGTCAAGCGAATTTTTTCGGCTATCGTGTTGTGGGGTTTTTAGGTAATCGTGTTGGCGGATTTCCTTGTTTAGTGACACACGTTAAGAAAGGATGTGGGGAGCTTGGGACGCATGTAGTGAACCTGTTGGGGTGTGGGGCGCATAGGCCCACTGGTAATTTCAGTGATCTTGTATGTGAACTACCTAATACACCTGACGGCCCGGCACCCCCTCTGGTCTGGTACCCCACCCCCCGACGACCCTTCACCCTTCCACGTGCACGTATAGTAAGGGTGCGGGGTTGGCTCGCACTAGGTTACAACGGTTGTAAACTATGAGGTATACGACATGAGTATCAAGACAGTTGTTAGTTCCATTCGCAAGCTGGATAGTCAGGTTGCAATCACCATGTCCGAAATGGTTATGGGTTTGGTCAACGCTTGCACTACAACGTATGGCGGCGATGATATGACCGACGTCGAAATCAAAGCGGTACAGGATGCAGTCACCAAGGATGCAAGCTGGAAGGGTTCCAGCGCTGAGGGTGCAAGGCGTAGCGAAATCAAGGCTTGCCTGCTCGCTTACCCGTACTACTTCGGGGAAGCTTGTGACCTGTTCCGCAAGCAATTCGGCGAGCTTCGACGGTCACACGTGCTTATGCTTGCCCGTCAAGTACGCAAGCACGAGTCTTGGAAAGACGCAGTTACAACGGTTGTAAAATCGTTGAAGTCGAAAGCATCCAAGGGTGCCGGGCGCATTGCCTCCGTAGGTATGGGGCTTGGGATCATCAAGAATACGCAGGTATGCAAAGGACTCAGCAAGACCAAGCTGAATGCATTCAGGCGTGAGCTTGCTGCTCTGTGCGGCGAGTATGGAATCACGTACTAGCAACACGTATGGAATGGGGACTTCGGTCCCCGTTTCATTTGCCCTGATATGCTCTTTTATACAGATGCGCGTATGGAACTCCCCAATACCCAACATGATCAGGGGATCGGTGGTTTGAATACGCGCATATCTCTAGTTGCGGGGCTTTGGGGCAGGACCGTTATCATTGGCGCGTACCCTTGGGCGCAAACGCCAATCAAACCAATGGATCGGACAATCAGAACCTAATAAAAATGTATATATATGTATGATTGGATTCATTACCATACATATATAGATACAGGGATATAAGAGAATTTGGGAGAGAGCCCGCGCATGATTTTCATCTGCCCCACATCCCCTCACTCTATAGTACCCTCTGCCTCAGATAATGTGGTAGTGAAGCCAGTCAATAGTTTACCTTTGATTATATTAATGGTAGCATGGGCGTTATCACGAAAACCCCACGCCAATGCAGCACCAATGACTACACAACACAATTATAGAGCTTACAACCGTTGTAAGTTCCAGACAGGAGAATATCCATGAGCAAGATCAGACTACACAAACGCCCGTCAGGTACCCGACACGCAGCAATATCAGGCATACATATCATACCTGAGTTGCGACATCTGCTGAAGCCCACCGACGCAGGATTCGATGATGGTGTCGCCTGTCCCGAATGCGGCGCAGTCGCCATGGTTACATGCGTCGACCCCCAAACCCAGCAACGCTACCCGGACGATACCGTACACCTGTCCAGAGCAAGGAGCCTGTAATGACCACGCGGCTAATACCACGTACCATATATGACTACACGCACTGTCCGCATTGTGGTGCGATACCCGACAGCCCATGTCACGACATCAATGGGAACATTGTCAACACGCATCTCAAACGTGAGCAGCGTTATCATGCGCAGCGTGCGATACCCCGCAACCCGACACTCAGACAGGGAGCAATAGCATAATGTCCACACTCAGTGAGATCAGAGCTACTCATGGTCTGGAACATATGTCTGATACAGGCCGTTATATGCGCATCTCCTTCTGGGGAAGCGCCCGCGCCCATGAGAAGTACACACGCTTACAACGTATGTGTGAGGAGGCGGCTGAATGGCTCCTTGCCAACGAGCACTGGCAGGAGGGGCATGACCTGCTGCACTGGTTCTATGGCTCGGGCGGATTCGTGCGAGAGCACACGCCTTGGTACGTGATCCTGACAATGGATGAATGGAAGATGCTCGCGAAAGGACTGCGGCGCGGTGAGAATAGCAATGCCGACTACTGCTGGGTCCGTCTCTATGGCACGAGGGTGTGAGGGCGGAAACCCAGCGGGTAGCTATGCTGCTGGCGCTGGGAGAACCAACGTGGGTACGTATGTCCGGTGGCGGGGAAGCTCGCTATTGGAGCAATGAATGGTTCGCGGACGCAGACCACTGGCTGTGTGATCAGGGGATTGCGACGCCGGGGCAGCGGCGCACGATCATCAACGACTACGTAACATGGTTACGGAACAGGAGGGCAGAGGCATGACTGTTGAGGCCGCATACCTACGTATGCTACTCGTGTGTGGAATGCCGCCATCGAGGCTTTATCGTCCGAGCTTTCGAGCTAGGCTCGCACAGGCCGACGCGTGGAGGGCATGGAATGCTGCGGCAAGCGCGCAGGTAGTGGAACTATTGCCAATATGCGTAGGCGTTTCGCGTGGAGGTTTCTGTAGCTGGTGTAGGCGATTAGAGGAGGAGAAGGCATGACCGTTATCACCGACGAGATCATTGTAGAAGTGCTGCTAATTCATGGGACAGTGTTCAACCGCGACAACCGGGCGGGAAACTATTGGGAAGCCGTTTGGGAATACCTGTATGGAAGGTACCCCGAGCTATTCCATCAGCCCGAGTATCCGAGTGCGCGTGGCGATTCATATCAGGCAGAGGACCTTGAACAGTTGAACTTGATATATGAGTGGCAAAAGAACGAGCATTACAAGGGAGGTGGACGATGACAGTTACAACGGTTGTAAACGTACACGATGAGATCATATGCGAGCCCCCCAACCCGGAAGCCGAACAGGTGTTCACAGAGTTGTTGTTGGTATGCGGACCCCCACCCCCGATACGCTATTGGGCTGAGGGCGCTGATATGCAACAGGTATGGAACCTTGAGGCACACATGTTCCTGATGAACAGGGGTATTGGAGATGACGCGCCGGATCGTGCGCGCATCACAAATGAGTTCCACGTGTGGATTGCATTCAAGGAGATGGAGGCATGAACTTACAAGGTACGCAGACCGGCAGGATTAGTGGGCGTTATCATTCGCTCGCACCTATATACAACACCAGTCTGAAACAATGGCAGTCGCGGTTAGTACGACAGCTTCAGTCGGCACCGCGCTA